CACCACGGGCTGCGTCCTTTCCAGAGTGATGCACGATCATAATATGTGCGCCCGTTACATCACGCAGCGCGTCGACGTTGGCAATAAAGGATGTCATATCTGTCGGCCCGTTCTCGTCGCCGCCAGCCATTGCGCGGGATAGCGTGTCGATCACGATCATTGCCAGCGGCTCGCCCGTATCGACCTCGATCTGCTTGCACAGTTCAATCAGGCCAGCCAAGTCGGCCTCTGGACGCAGCAGATCAACGGGCGACGGCCTGACAGCTAGCGGAGCGTCAAAGATGCCGTACTGTTTGCGCAGTGCCACACAGCGCGATTGGAATGCGTTGCCGCCCTCGGTGGCCAGATATAGCACTGGCCCACCTTTAACCTTGCTGCCCTGCCAGTCCACGCTGGCTGAGACGCAAAGCGCCATGTCAAGACAGAAGAACGACTTGCCGACGTTTGATGGCCCATAGACCACTGACATCTGGCCTCGACCCAGCCATCCCTTAATGAGGTAGGATGATGTCAGCACTGGTTCGGCGTCCTTAAGCCAGAAGATCGGCTTTTGCTCTGCGTTCGGTATTATGATTGTAGCTTTAGGCTGCACTGGCTGCGGCTCTGGATCTGGAATGGTATCAAAGTCAGCGTATGGGTCCGACGCCGCCTTTACGATCTCTTCGCGCTGCTTTGCTGGCGTTGGGCGGATTTCCTTGCCGTATTCGCGCACCGCGTCTGACATTCTCCCGCCGTGTTCAAAGTGCGCCCAGATGTCGAAAGCGTCGCCGTAACAGAACTCGCCGGTGGCCTGACCGATACCGGATGCTCTGTCAGAGCCGGATAGGCTGACCCAGTGCGTTCCAAAGTCCTTGGTGGCAAACGATCCGCTTGACTGCATTGGACTGCGATAGCTGTCTGATCTGCCTTTGCGCTCGTATCCGTATTTTAGCATGATGTCTGCTATGGTGTGACGTTGGTTAAATACGTCAATTGGGTCATCATCGTCATACTTGCCGCGATTATTTTCACGCTCCTGTGCGCGAAGTGACCTCTCGGCGGCGGCAAGTTCTGCTGCTATGGCTTCATTCTTACGTCTGAACTTTAGGTTTGCCCAGATTTTACTTTCTTCTGGAATAAGCATCCCGCCGCCGCGATGGAGAACCCCGTGGTAAAAGCTCGGCGCACCCTGCGAATCCCTGCGAGCTGGCGGTACGTTTGGCAGGTAGATCGGTTGACCAGTGCGGGAGAGCGCAGCATCGCAGGTGATGCCCTCCTGCTGCATTAGGTCAAGCAAAGCGAGCTGCGCGTCGGCGTAATCTTCACCATGTATTGGCAGGGCCAGCGGAATTAGCACGCGCCACTTGCGATTGTCTTCGCTGGCCCCAGACGAGGAATAGAACAGTGCGGACGCATCACCTGTAACTGTGGCAACAGCTGTGCGCAGCTCTGTCAGCGATGGATCACCTTCGTCAACATCTAGGGACAGCAGCCAGTATTCTCCATGCTCGCGCTGGGTCGCGTGGTTCCGACCATCGTAGTCACGATAGGTTGATGCAATGATAAATGAGGCGTCGGCTTTTTCTTTCGCCTGCGGCTTGTTCACCATCTTGGCTATTTCATTCAGGGTGATGCCGTCATATTCTAAGTATTTGTCGCCAATTTTTGTATCGTGCGCACCATGCGCTAACAGGAGCTGCTTCTTGCCAACTTCGCTTGTTTTTGTTAGTCTGTTCATGTTCGGACCCTTTCACCAATCACGGTCTGTTTTCTCCCATGGAACCCCGGCAGCGTCCCAACTGCCGGGGTTTTCTTATGCTTAAAACGGGATTTCGTCGTCTAAAGCGGCGGCCATATCAGCCGCAGGTGACGCAGTTGGAGCTGCTGCTGGGCCAAAGTCATCCAACGATGCGTCAATACCGCCGGACATCGTTGTTGGCACTTCATCGAAATCATCAAGACCACCGCCGCCATAGACTGCGTGAGTAACTTGAACAGTGTCGATCAGTAGTGAGATGCCGTTCTCCGGCGGGTTCGTTTGCGGGTTTTGAGACGGATATGCAGTCACCTTTATATTGCCTTTGGAGCCTGTCCAGAAGGATACATCAGCCAGAGGTTTCTTCATGCCGTCAATTACGCGAGGCTTTTCGTTTAAAACGCCCTGTGCGTTCACGCCGTTTCGCTTGGCTTTGAACTCATAATTGCCGTTTTCCAGCTTCTTCATTCCGAATACTTTCGAAAACGGGCCTTTAGTATCACAGGTTTCGTAATGGGCTTTCAGTTCCGCGTGTAGCTTTGCGGCGTCATCCTTGTTCATCTCCCAACCTATAGAATATGCGGCTCCGGATGCTGTTGGCGCGGCTTCCTCGCTGCGCTTTTCCGATGAATTATAACGATAGGTTGCGTTCAGGCGAGGGTATTTAAATTCCACATTGCGCACCATCACGCTTTTGAAGTCAGTTTTAGCCATAGTGTTTTCTCCTAGTTAAAGTCGGCTTGTAGCCATCGTGGCAGATCAATCACATTAGTTTGATCTGACCAACCAGTGTCCCACTTTTGGGCCTCGTTGGCTTTTGCAATCTTGTCTAAGGTCAGGTGCATTTGCTGCGTCCCCCAGTCAAGATATTCGGGTGATAGAGTGTTCGTTGATACAGCAAACGGCGCTGTCTTTTCAACATTCACGAAGACGAATTGCTTGGCTTCATAGCCTGCCAGCGATAAAACATGCAAATAGAACGCAGCCTGGATGGCGTAGTTGTAGGTCTGCATGTCTTTCGCCACACCGCGAGGGCTGGCGTCCTGACACGTTTTGAGGTCATAGATGACACCTTTTGCGTCCCAATAGCTATCGGGGCGCGCTTTAAGCTGCAAACCGCTGTCTGGGTCTGGAGCGAAAAAGCTCGCCTCATTGACTGTTGTGTCGCCTGCCATTCGCTGACCTGCTGGATGGAACAGCACACTGTCTGCCATCTCACGAGCCAGATCATAGTCACCACAGGTTAGCAGGGTTTTACCTTCTGCCTGCGCTTGTTCGTGCAGTTCTGACCATGCTTTGCCTCGGCGGGTTTCTGGCCCCCGGATCATTCCAGCGCCATCTTCTAGCACCATTGAGTGGGTGCAAGTGCCAAGGTCGAATGCCACGCTGGATTTGTAGACCTTGGCCTTCCAGTGTGCCAGCGACTTGCTATGCACCATTTTAACGTCAGATGAGCTAATCGCGTCAGTGGCGTGATATTGCCAGTTGGATAGTTTGTTAGCGGGGATCATGCTTCTAATCTTTCCGCTATTTCTTCTCGGGCATGGTTTGCAATCATTCCAGCAACTGTAGTCAAGCCAATAAACAGATCAATTTGATCGATCTCCACTTGTTGTCTTGCAAAGCGTACATCTGGAATTTGTATTTCCTCAAAATCCAAGATTTCTTTACTGTTTGTCAATAAATCGTTTTGACCTTGCGCTGCGATTAATCCAGTTAAAGCGGCGCAATATATCTGCATGTACTCTTCGTCATTCATCCTAGTTTCTCCCTTGCAATATAGCAGAAGGTCTCGAAATCGACCTCAACTGTGTAATCGTGATCGCAATCGGTTAACGCAGCCAGAGGGATCACGCATCTCATTGGCTTGCGGTCGTATTTGTAAATCAGGCACGGCATCTTTTGCTCACGCTCTGCGGCGGTTTTAACTTGCTCCCACCAGCCTATAGAGCCGCCGATAGGTCCGTCTTTGTAGCGTTTAAGCTCCAGAGTAAACGGAAACGCCGGATCATCTGGCGTCAAGTCACCGTGATCAGCTTCCTGATACTGAATTAGATTGCGCTTAAAGCCTATTCCGAGTTCATCGCGCAAGGCGTTGGCTGTCTCGCGTTCAAACGATGCGCCCTTGTTGCGCCCGTTAACCATTAATCAACTCGCGGCTGCGTTACTTCAACGCCAGCATCAGCGGCCTTTGATACGGCGGAACTCCGCACAAATGCTGTGAATGACAACCCAGATCGTCGTGCCGCCTCTGCGATGGCTTCCTTCTGGGCCTGGGTAAAACCTATCAGTTGCTTGTGATCCATTGGACCCTCCTATACTTGCCCCCTACCCTTAATATTAAATAAATATCATTGCAAGCACAAAATATGTGTTGCCAATATTGTTATGATATGTGATGAAGAGTTACAGAATGTTAAAACAAGGAAGATACAATGCACACCAAATCAATCATTATAACGAATGTCCACTTCAACGGCTTCTGTTTTGCGTATGACATAGAAAGCGCAGAGGGCGTTTTTATTCCCGCTGGCGTTGTTGACGATCATGATGTGAAGGCTGGCGACAGCATCAACGCCGTCCTCATCCCGAACTATTCCGACAAGGCCAGCTCCACACCTTGGATGGCGATTAAGATCGAAAACGGCGTTAAAGTCCCGCAGCCAGAAACCACTGGTGAGGTTATTGAGCTGCCAGAGCCAGAGCCAATATCACCGCAAAAGCTAGACAAGGCTGTCTTTGCTTACATTAGTGAGACGAAATATTGCACGACCTCTGAGATTGCCGACTATCTTAACATTGACAGCAAAACAGCAGGCAATTCAGCCCAGCGCAATTTCAGTGCTGGGCGCATTGCCAAGGCCGCTGTATATAATCGCGTCGGCCTGACCAAGCCTAATTTTATCTTGTGGGCCATGAACGCCTCCGATTTCGTGGAGACTTGATATGAGCAAGCTAATTGATTGCCCTGAGTGCGATGGCGATGGCCAAGTTGAGCGCGAGGTCTGGGTGCGTCAGAGTGCGACCTGGCACGGCGACTTTGAGTCGGAAGTGCAAGATTGCGACAACTGCAATGGAAAAGGCCAGATCGAGCCGCTGGAGGAAGACGAATGAAGATAGCAGTCTGGTTCTCGTGCGGCGCGGCCAGTGCGGCGGCGCTCAAGCTCACTGTTGATAAATACGGCGCTGACAGCGTGTACGCCGTCAATAATCCTGTGATTGAGGAGCATCATGACAATATGCGTTTTGCTGAAGATGTTGCAAATTGGGTTGGCATTGACATCCAATACGCAGTCAACTCCAAATATCCCTTGGCTTCTGTGGTTGACGTTTTTGACCGCCGTAAGGGTATGGCGTT